GAAAGCACTAGAGCCAGTAGCTTTAGCTAATTGACCCACAGCAATAGAATTAGCCCCAGTCGCCCCGTAGATTGAACTGTTGTTGGCAATAGCTGCTGCGAAGGAGTCTGCGCCGGAGGCGTATGAGACGCCTAGTGCTACCGATTTTACGCCTGTAGACTGGGCAAGGCTGCCAAAAGCACTTGACTGCGTATTCGTAGCAGCAGTTTGGTACCCAATAGCCTGTGATCTGCTTCCAGTTGCCGTTGCATTTGTTCCAACTGCCGCCGCCTGTAGTGCTGTTGCACTTGCCTGATACCCTATTGCAACTGCCCCATTAGCTCTAGCACCATAGGTTAGGTTTGTTGCACCAATACCTGCGGCAAAAGCATCATTACCATCTGCGCTAGAAAGCCCCAAAGCGACTGCCCTTGTTTCCGTGGCTTTAGCCCCACTGCCAATCGCAACAGCATTTGCACCAGTAGCAGAAGGTGCTGTTGGGCTGCTTGGGTTCTCAGCGTATAGTTCAAGAACAGGCGCAAGGTCTTCAGCCGCAGCCCCAACAAACACCACCGCAGAACCAGTGAGGCTCAGAAGAGCGCCTGTCGAGCTTTCGTCCAGCGTGCGGGACAGGGTGGTGCCCGACGCCGTGTATGTGCCTGACCCAATCTCCCAATCAGTGCCATCCTCAACCACATAGCGGACCACATTAGCATCGACCACACCAGCATTGGCAAAGGTCTGGTAGCCACTCTCAGCAGCGCCAAGCGTGATTGTGCCAGTGCCAGTTGTAGCTGTGGCGACCTTGGCCCTGTTTACAAGAGTGACCATAGTTTGGCTCCTTATGCGATGCGGAGAATCGCGTTTGACGCATCAGCGGTGGGAAACTGAATAGTAAAATCCCCATCGGTCGATGTTTTATCTGAGCCAAAATCTAGGATCGCAACTGCGCGATTAGCCTTTGACGAGTTGTATATCATCGCTCCGCGAGCAGTAATTGTAGATGACACCCAAGTTGTGTTGTCAAAATCTACGATCGCTGTCGTACCGTCTGCACTAATAACAGCGCCAGTGAGAGCGTTGCCCCCGGCGGTGTACCCTGTACCCGTCGCCTCATTAGTAGTGCTATAGGCAGTAGTAGCCGCGTTTATAGTGGCCGCGCTTGTAAACAAAGCGATATAAAGTGTATCTGTGTCGAGGTCTTGCACACCGCCGAGAAGTTCGGTCTTGAAACTGGTGCACATTGCTTGTGTAATAGCCATCTTGGGGCTCCTTAGCTTACTGGGATTCGGAACTGGCCCGAACGATATGTGTCTTCGCGGAGTTTACCATCCCCGAGACCTTTTAACAACGTAATAGCCTGTAAGTACAACTTCTCGTACGCAGCTACCAAATCAGGTTCCCCCTTCATAAAGCGGATAGCTTCAATCAGCGCACCGTTGAGTAGGGCAGAATCAAACTCGTCCCCAAGCCATGTAGTGTTGGCAGTGACGATTGATTCAGGATAATACCCGTAGTGTAGCTCCGAGCTGTACGAAGAATCTGGAGCAGGGCCGACAATAAATGTATCGTCGTCAAAATATGCGTAGTGTTTTGGCGACCCGGTGTCTGCTGGGTTTGGGTACGCCTCTCGCATGAAGTTCACGTCCTTGTTTAACAAGAAGTTGTACACGCCAGAAGCATTTATTACCGCTAAAGAGTAGGAATACAGAAAGTCTGTAGGGGTCTGTAGGTATGTGTTGCCCGCCGTGAGAGTCCCTGTGACATTCTTTCGTAGCGCAGGAATCTGCACTGTGTTGTAAATCTTCTGTTCAGCCTGTTGTGTGAACATAGCGAGCTGTCCATCCGTGAAGGTCATTTCACAGATGTCTTGAATATTAGTTTTCAGCCCGGCGTAATCCATAGCTTACCCCATAGGTCCACGAGCCATGGTGCCCTTAGTAGCGCACCCTGTACCTCGGATTTTGACGCCCGTGGTTTTTACACCATCCATGCTGGGCTTCGGGGCGTGACCACAGGGCTGTACTCCCTTGTCCTTGATAACCTTGGGCTCTTTCATGTCGAAAACGTTCATCGGGATGCTCCTATGATGTAGTTACTGTAACGTGGCCTATTTGTCCAGCACCTGCTAAGGTGTTAGGTGTAAGCCCAAACGGGTCTTTGCCTCCACCCACAGGGTTCCAACCCCACTGTAGGTTGAGACTACTATAGTCTCCAGAAGCAACGATACTCGTATCAATGCGCGGGTTGCGGATCGCTTGTGGGTCATTAACAGGGAACTCACCCAGTTTCAGTTGTGGGTGATCTGGACTCCAACACTCGCGGCAGGCTTTGACGTTTGTATCCCGGCCCTTAACAAAAAGACTGCGTAGCTCCCGTAACTTGTACTGGAACCCGCACACATCGCATAGAGCGAGTGCTTTCTGAGAAGAGGCAAACCGGTTGGCCATTAGGCAATCCTAACGATCCGCGGCACAAACCGCGCGGAGGTTTTCTCTCTATCCTCACCTGCAGCCATGTCGAACTGTTCGTCGTACACGGCTTTAAGCATCGGGATACGTTGTACCAGTTCGGGAACTTTCATGGCGATATGGTACGCCAAACCCGCCACAAGACAGGGGAAGAACCGGAAGTTCATATCCGAAGTCTGAACACCACTACCGGCATCCTCAATACGTCGCATACGCCAGTAATACAGCACGTAGCTGTCGTTGTTGGGTACGGGCCACACGTTCACTTTCGGGGCGTCGCGTAGGCGCTCTATGTAGAGCTGAATTGGACGTCCTTCTGTTAACTTGTTTGGTATAGACGCGTACGTACTTACACTGATCCGGCTTATGGTAAGGTCGGATTGTGTGTTTGAGTCACCACTGTTGGTGCGTATTTGGTGTTCCAGCAGATCAATGGTATCCGCCGGTAAAGTGTACTGTGACGTACCTTTTACTAGGTTTATTGTACCAGAATCAATGGTCCACATGTTAATGCCACGGTTCTGCCACTCGATTGTCATCAAATTCATGGAACGTCGGGCAGTACGCAGGTCGTAGCCAGAACGCATCTCGCGGCCAGCACGTTCCCATGCTTCCTCCGCGATCTCGGTAAAGTCCATATTGAACGCTGTGCTACCCGATGTTGTCATTTCTTAGTCTTCCGTTTTACAGGGGCTACGCATTAACGCATCTTGCAGGCTTTGCCGCCACGAGCCATGCCGTAACCACGTACTTTTCCGCCCGCTTTATAGCCAGACTTAGCCATGCCACCATGCATCATCTTCTTGACGCCACCGCCTTTTTTCATCTTAGCCATGCCGCCACTCATCATCTTCTTCTTGACGCCGCCGCCTTTTTTCATCATAGGCATATCACCCGAGAGGCGTTTAATTTCCTCCTCGCCGTAATTCTCTTCCGGGTCAACACCCCGAGTAGAGTCCTGCCCCGACGGAGAAGCGCCAATAGTTTTAGGGCGTGCGCGAGGGCGCATGGACTTTTTAGGTGCGCCGCTCATCATCTTCGCCATGTCTTCATCCATATCTTCGGGGCGACGCTTAGGGCGCATGGACTTTTTAGGTGCGCCGCTCATCATCTTCGCCATGTCTTTTTCCATCATCAGTCTATCCTATCCAAGGTTAACAATTCCATTTCCGCAAACTTTTGTTGATCCGGCTGTCAGGATCATTCGCGGTCTTGGAACTTGTGTTGCTTTTCTTCATGCCCTGCATACGGGCACAGAACGATTTACGGCGGTTCGCGGCTTTCGAGCCTGCCTTGAGCTTACTAGGCTTCGTGGTAACAGCAGTCTTTAACTTGCTACCCGGGTTAGCCTTACGATAGCTAGACACGCCTTTTGCATTAAGTCCGCCGGACTCACTTTTGCCTTCTTTGCGAGTCCAAGCAGGCGACTTTTTAACCGAGCCGCCTGATTTGTAGTAACACCGCATAGTGCACCTCTAGCTATAGAATACTGTCATGGCGCTGATATTAGTCATTACCGTGATAAGCACGTCATTCGGACACCGGATACCCCAATCAGGGATGTTAACGGAGTGGGAATCTGAAGGTAGGAAGTCAAGATCGAGCACGGTACGTCCGCCAGAACCATCAGTAATGGTAAGGCGACCTGCGCCGCCCGCGGTGGTGAGTACCTGAACCTGCCGGATACGAGCTGGACCCACACCCAAAGATGCTGCCGTGGTAACTCGTTTCGACTGTACGTCTGAATTTGGCATAAGTTAGTCCTCCTTCTTAGCGGAGGGCTTCTTTACCGCAGGTTTAACCGGGGCTTGTTTCGTGCTGCGGCGCGCAATTTCTTCTGCGGAGGCGGGTTTGAATCTGCTCATAGCCTAACTCCTTATGCAGCTGCGATTGTAGCGCCAGTATCAGAACGCTTCCAGTCAGTACCGTTGGAAAACGCTAAGATAGATGCGCCTGCTGCACCGTTCGACACGTATACAATTGTACCTGCACCTGCATCGGAAGCCGATGGAGCGTTTGCGACTGTGAATGTAGGAACCGTAATGTCACCAACAAAACCGTTGGTAGAGGTCACTGGGCCCGAAAATGTAGTATTCGCCATGGATATGTCCTCACATGCGAGTTAAGTGAATCTGTCTGCATGTCGTCAGTCGGGTCTGTCAGATTCACCGGGAAGTCCCGATAGCGTTAATCTACCACCGCATAACGTAGCAAGTCAACGCAAAGAAAAAGGGGCCACCGAAGCAGCCCCTCTCAATATAACTCTCTCCGTTAGCAGAGCGCTTACGCGCCGGGAGAGCCATAGATGCCCAGCGGGTCAGACACACCAAACGAGTAACGCTCACGGGCTTTGTAGCGGCTGTTGCCGGTATCAAAGTCAGCGTCCATCGAAGTGGACATCGCGCTACGTGTAAAGTGCTTCAGACCGTTTGGAATGTCAGTCGTCAGGAACCATGCGTTATTATCTGTGAGATAATGGTTGATGGCGTAGCCTTCCGGGATCGAACCGTTAGAACGCAGCGCGTTCAGATCGTTGTCTGCTGTACCTACGCGACCCTCAGTTTCCAACAGGCGTGTAGCAACGAATTGCAACGCTGGTGGAATAATGAGTTTGCGCGGTTTGGCGGCGATCAGAAGCTCACGTTCGTCTGTCCATGCTGCGATACCGATAACAGCTGCTTCCAAGGAAGTTTCGTTAAGGTCAGCCGCAACAGTCGGACGGTTTGAGTTTGTACCCCCAGAAACAAGTGGGTGATCCGTAGCACAAAGGTTCTTGCCGTCACCGTATGTGGGACCCGAGAAGGCACCATTCATGATCGCAGCGGCTTTGACCTGCTTTGTGTACGCCATGGCACGAGCCAGTGCTTTGGTATAACGAGACGACAGGGAGTCATACAAGTTATCTTCAATAGCTTCCTCAGTGATTGAGAAACCCATTGCCACTGTTTCGTGTGTGTAGCGGGCGGACCATGCTTCTTGAGCATTGTCATACTCAATAGCGGCACCTTCGCCTTTGACAGGTGCGGCCGAGAAGCCAGAAAGTTTTGTTTCTTCCTCAAAGGAGCGATCCGATGATTCAGTTTCAAAAATTTCTTTGTGCTCTTCGCCGTACTTAGCATATTCGAGACCGAACAATGCGTTCAGACCCGGAAGCAACTCTTTGAGTAGCTGGGCGCGTGAAATAGCCATGTGTTAGCCTCCTTATACGCCAGTCGTGTTGCTATACTGGTGGCCTGCGTTCCATTTAACGTAGGCCTCAGTGTAACCACCCGAGCTGTTTTTGGTTTCCTCTACGAGACCGACAATGCGGAAAGGTAGAGTGTTTGTAGTCGCAGACGTGTCGGAGATTGCGCAGCGGGAGTTACCCGCAGCAGAGTCACCTGTGTTGTCTACGCCAGCGACGTTTGCACCGATGTCTGTCTGAGCCAAGTCACCGATTGTTGTACCCGAGGATACAACGGCAACTTTGAACAACAGTTCAGTTGCGTCTGCTACATAGGCGACCATGTCGCTTGCAACAATGTTCGCTGGAAGCGATTGGCTGTACAATTCATAACCCAAACTTGGATCAGTGTATCTGCAGCCCATGAAGACACCGACAGGTGTCATTGCGGCGTCGAACGTGTCACGTTCAACAGTACCACCGGTGACAATTTTTACAGCGTCGCCAAAAAAGATTGCGGTATTGTAACCACTTGCAACCTTCATTTGACGATACACACCACCCACGAAGGGCGTGCCGCTCAATAGTTTCACCGGAACCAGACCATAAGGTCCGCTAACCGTAGGATAAGCCATTTTAAGCTCCTATTAAGTTCCGTTACCAAAACTGACCCGCGTCTTCCGTTCGTTGAACAGAGGCATACGAGGGTCATTTTCTCTCATAAGGTTGTTGTCGACGGAGTTCATTTGCGCCTTGGCTTGTCCCGAGTAGTACTCGTTACGCTCTTCGACCATCTCCTTTGGAGCCTTACAGAGCATCAAACCACCGATAACGATGTTGTCTTTGAAGCGTTCAAGCTCCACTGCAACCATCATAATCTCGGGGTGATCCGTTGCCTTTACAGGCTCCCAACCTTCTCTCAGTTTCGAGGAAACATTCGTGGCGTCTACATGGCCCTGCGTGCTCACGCGGACCCAGTGATAATCGTATCCGGGTTCAGGACTCGGTGACGGAAGCAATTCCGGACGAGTCCATGCCTTTTTACGGGTAGTGCGGTCACGGGTTTCGAGATCGCGGTTAATGCGATTATCAGCCATTGTTTTTCCTCATATCTATTGCAACCTGTTTGGCGTATTGTTCGGGGGTCAGCCCTAACTTCCGAGCGATCTGGACTTGAGTGCGTGTCAACGTCACTTTTCTTGATGCTGCACTCCGCGTTGCGGGGGCTACCACCTGAGTCTTTTTCCGCTTCGGTACGGTTTCCTCGAAGTTATCCGGGAAAACCTGACGCATACGAGAATCAATCGTCTCGTAGTATTCATCGCTTTGTGGGCTTACGCCCGTTTTGACAAGTTTATTATGCAACCCCAGCGCTAAACTTGTCATCTCATCGTCTGCGCCGAACCAATCATTAGCTTTTTGCCAAGTAGCGGCCCGTTCGTCGACTTGTACTGCCGGAGCGGTTTGTTCTGCTCCTACTTTTACAGGTGTTTTTTCCTCCTGTAAAGATGGTAGTTTGAAGTTCGCTAACCTGTCGGACTTAATCTTGGCATTGGTTAGCTTTTCTTGTGCTTCCAGTACCGCATCGGAGTCCCCGGCTTCGTACGCTTCTTTGTACGCACGCTTTGCTGCGGCGGTCTCGACAGCAGCGTTTTTCTTCGCCTGCTCAAGCAACGCCGTCTGGTTCTTGTTGACGTTGCTCTTGAGCTTCTTGTTCTCGTCCATCAGCTGCTGGGTGACACGCTCAAGCTCCGTACGCGCGCGGAAGGCTTCTTCTTTAGCCCGACGCTCGTCATGGTAGCCCTTACTGAAGTGCTGGATGCGCTTGCGCACCTTATCGGAGTAGTCCTCCAGCTCTTCGTCTGTGACGTCTGCGGGTGACTCTGAAGCCTTGCGACCCCGGTCAGCCTTGGGAGTATCGTCAACGATCTCTAGCTCGATGTCGTCGTCCTCGTCGTCTTCGTCGTCGGCCTCAACAACCACTTTAGGTTCACGGGAGCCGTCGGCCTCCATGAAGTCTTCCTTGGTTTTCTTGCCAGTGACGTCGATCTCGACCGCGCCCGTCCCTTCGATGTCCAACTTGTTGTCTTCGTCGTCAGGAAACTCAAATTCTACTTTTTGAAAAGCCATGTTTATGCCCTCTGAATGCCGGTTGGATCAGCCACTACAGCCTCGACTGAGTCATCGTTCATAAGCCGATACTCAATGCCCTCAACAGTGAATCGGGTTCCAGAGTTCATACGGAACATAACGTAATCACCCTCTTTGCACCAAGCTCCGTCAGGGAACCGTTCTTTATCGGCGTACGCACCCGCACCCATGTCCACAACGAGTCCAATAATAGACATGACGTGGTCGTGGTTCTTAGCGGTCTCTGTCTTGAGAACAGACGTACCGTCAAAGGTGTCTTTCTGCTGTGGTAACGCCACAAGGATACGGTATCCCACGGGCTTTGGTAGTTGTAGTTCCAGTTCAGCGTCGCTGATTTTAACTGCTTTATCAGTCATCATCGTCATCCATATAATTTTTCGCAAGGTCTTCCATGTAGCTTATACCGGCTTCGAGACCTCGAATTAAGCCGGTAACTTCCTTGTATTGGGCGAAGTCTTTCGCTCCCCCACCCCCAAGAAATTCTTTTGCCGAGGATATATCTTCCTCGAGATTATCTTTCAGCACGCCAAAGACGGTTTTAGCCATGGTTTACTCGCCCTGTTTCGGTGTTTGTCGTTGCGCGTTCTGCATCATCCGCGCGGCTTCAAGAGCCATCTTGTCCTTGTTTGCACGACCAGATTGCTCCAATTTAACGCCCTTAACTTCAGCCTCGATCGCCAATTCTGCTTGGTCGATCTTCAACTTCTCCGCTTCTAGCATCGCATGAGCTGCCTCTTTGGCTGTGCGTAGCTTGAGTTCTTCTGTCCTATACAGCGCGTCAGCCTGATCTTTTTGGACTTTGCGCTGCGCGTCGGTCTGTTTAACCTGCAATTCAGCCTGCTTCATCTGAATGATCGGGTCTTTCTGCTGCTCTTCAGCCTGCTGTTGTGCTGCCTGCTGCTGATTACTCTGCTGGAGCTGCTTGCCTGCATCTGCAACGAGACGCGACAGTTGTACCTCGATCTCTTCCGGTAGTTCTTCGTTCGGAGCGGGGAGAGGTACACCCAGCCTCTCTTCGATCTTCTGCCGGTAGGAGAACCCTAGGTGCTCGGCGATGTGTGCCTGTAGCGAGGCCATGATCTGCTTCGCCTGTGGGTTTTGCCCGATCATCTGCGCCATCATCGGGTCTTGCATGAACGATACATGCGTAGCGATGTGCGCTTCGTGGTCCTGATAGATGAACGCTGACACTGGCTTACCAATGAGGGCGTTCATGTTCTCGCTGATCGGATCGGTTGGCTTCGCGTCGTCCTTAGTCGGGACGAGTTTGTCGGCGTTCTTCACACCCAACACTTCTATCATCTGACGATGTAGTTGTGGCAGGTCATAAATCTGGGGGGCCTGCGCGGACATCTGCAGCACAGTCTGGTACTGCACAACCCGCTGCGCCATAGTGGAGTTATTAGGGTCACTGACGGGGATCACGTCCACCATCATATAGTCAGACCGCTTGGCACCTACTGCGCCTCTCAGGGGCTGGTACGCGTACTCCTCGGGGGCATACTCGGCCATGATCGACTTGAGGAGCTTAAACTCCTGCTTCATCGCGTAGTGCACGCGCGCCTGCACCGCGGCCATAGGCTTCAGTGTGCGTTCCAGCAAGGCTAGTGTCGTGCCCACAGGAGCGTTTGCAGACATGTCCGAGATGTCCATGTCACTGATAGCGCCCAACCGTCGACCTTCGGTTGTGATCTGGTTCAGGAGCGCTAGGAGCGTCTGTGAGGGCTCTTTGTAGGGCAGAGGCATGATGTTGTCCCGGATCGACCCGGAAGGTACGTCAACGTCCTTAAACTCGCCCGGTTCGATGGGTGTGTCGTCCCCTTTGATCCGCAACCCACGTGACTTCAGGCCACCCGGTAGGTTCGATAGCGTACCTGCGTCAACAAGCTGACGAATCAGCGACGTGCCAGCACGCGCGTAGCCCCCAATAATGTGGATCAGCCCGAGGCCGTAGAACCCGAATCCCGGGACATACACGTAGTGTACAAAGTGCTGACGCTTGCGTGTAAGCTCGTCACCCTCTTCGTAGTTCCTGCGAATAGCCAACACTTCGTTGTTACCGCGTTCGATCGTAACGACATAGGGCCGCGCGATGCCGTCTTCGTCGTCAACACCCTCAATCAGGAGGTCAGCGTGTATCTCATAGAGGGAGTACCGGTCGTCGTCGGTGAGCGAATAGCCCCCCTCTTCGGCCTTCTTCTCTTCGATATCCGTGTGAAACGGCTCTGGGTCTCCGAGGTCTATATCACGGTAGAATCCTGCGGCTTGGAGCTTCTTTAGCTCGTTGTCTGTCTTACGCATTACGTGCGTTACACGCTCCGCGGACTCGATATTAGACGCCCCATAGGGCACAATCACGTCTTCAGCGGAGATATAAACAGCTGCTTGACGCCCTAAATTAGGGTCAAAATAGACTTTTTTGAAGGCAGAACCCGCTAATCCGAGGCTATATAGCATCCGTTCGTGCTCTGGACGGTACTCAACCATGTTCTCGGTGAGCTCATAGTTCATATCCGCGCTTACGCGAGCCGATGCTTCTTCCTTTTCCTTGGTTTCTTCCCCAAGAATCTTGGTTCTGACCGGTCCAGCCGCTGGCATGGTCTCACTCATGGTCTCAGCTTGAAACCTAATGGCAGCTTCCGCCAGAATCGTGGAGTGTACCCCACAGGCACCTTCCCATGGACTCGTACGTTCCTCGTATTTGAAGCCGATAATGTCCAAACCCTTAACAAACGTGTCTGCCCAGTCCTTGCGGCCGTCGATATCGGTCTGTACCTGCCCTACAAGCTCATCGGCGAGCTCTTTGAGGTGGGAATCGTCCAGAACCTCTGCAATATTCATACCAAACTCGGAAAAGTCGCCTTCCTCGCCGGGGATTAGGATAATTTCCATGCTTCCGTCGGCAAGAGTGACAGATTCCGAGTCGTCGAGGTCGATATCAAAGACATCCTCGGGCAGTTCTGACTCTTCAAGCCCCACCGGAGCAGCATATAGTCCTTTTTCGATAGCCATAGCTACACCTTCTAGTAAAATCCGCCGCGGCGTGGTTTAAAGAACCGTTCTTCTTCCGGTTCATCTGAGGGAAGTCGAATGAATCCCCCCTGTCTAAAGCGCATAAGGGCCATCACCGTAGAGTCCACAAGGTCATCATTACTCATAAATGGAAATCCTGCAATCTCTTCGACCACTTCCTCTGCCCATCGCGTCTCCGGCACCCAGCACAGGCGCGACGCTACTATATCTGAGACAGCGTTAAGTCTTGCGAGCTTGTCACCCGATCCCCGATGAGGAGTGTACTCAGATACGGGCAAACCCATACGTCGCATCTCTTGGTACAGGGCCACACCAGAACTTTTCTTCTCCACAATGAAGGAGTCGGGTTCCCAGTTTCGGTACTCTTCCATCGCAAGCTGCTTTAGTTCTGGGAACTCCATACGTTGTTTTATGCTGTTTAACAGTATAATATTGTACGCGTTGTCTTCCTCGTTCAGGAAAACACCCCAAGTGGTAAGGGCTGTATAGTCTGCACGGTTATGCTTCTCGGCTGCGGCATCTAGCGACATGATAACATACTCACATATGGGGGGTTCTTCCTTGGTCCATATGTTCCACCACTCCCGCTTAACCATCGCGGCTTCTTCTGTGGTAGGATTCTGCTGGTACTGCGAGTTCCACTGGAACAACGGCATGGACGCCTTCGTGCGCAGCAACGCGTTGATGTCAAAGAACTCAGGCCACAACGGCTTCTCGACCAGCGCGCCGGTCTTCTTGTCCTTCACCTCTAGTATAGCGGGGAACTCAACCACTTCGTACTGGTCGGCCATCTCGTTCTTGGCCATGTCCCGCGTCACCCGACCGGTTAGGTCATCAAGATGCCAGCGTGTCTGGATGATAGCCACACGACCCCCGGGCATCAGACGTGTACGAGCACCGAGTGTGAACCACTCATAGGCCTTCTCGAAGACCCCAAAGTTGCCGTTGATGACATCCTGCTCGGAGTGTGGGTCGTCCACAAGCAACAGGTCAGCACCACGGCCAGCAAGCGCAGAGCCGATACCGCAGGCATAATACTCGCCCCCGGCGTTCGTGTTCCAGCGACCCGCTGACTTACTATCAGCCGCGAGTTTCGTTGTAGGGAATATGGCCCTGTAGGCATCGAAGGCGATGAGGTTACGTACCTTACGGCCGAAGTCGACCGCTAGGTCAGTGGTGTGAGACACCATCATAACCTTCTTGTCGGGGTTACGCCCCAAGAACCATGCAGGGTAGAAGATCGACACAAGCTGTGACTTACCATGACGCGGTGGGATGTTAACACATACCCGGTCCTTATCACCCCGTTCGATACCCATGAGCATGTCAGCAAGTATACGGTGGTGCCTACCCACAATAAAGTCGGGCATCATAAGTTTGCAGAACTCAATCAGGTCGTCATACGCAAGTTTGTTCTGCTTCCGTGTGTGCAGCTCATCGACCATGGTGTCGATCTCAGACACCTCCTCGGGACTAAACGTGTCCAGATTAGCGAGCATCACCTCGATATCGGCTTCTGAAAAGCTGTCGATCTCAGTCGTCGTCAAACCCAAACTCCTCATTGAAGTCAGCTTCCGAGTCCTCTTTGATAACCACCGCGTCGAGCACTTCCGCTGCCGGGTTGATCAACCTCGTAAGTTTGGCGCGTAGTTTCTCCTTGATGTCGTCGGTTGTCTGGTGCGTGATCGTCACCTCGGACTTCTCTGTGAACAGGCCGACGTCAGAGACCTTACCCAGCAGCTCTAGTGCACGCATCCGCACGCGAGGATCGGGGTTCTCTGTCTCCATTATAAGTTTGTTCGTGACCAGATTGCGCAGCTGCTTCGCCGACTCCACCACAGAGTGATTGAACTCTTCGATGATAGCCCCTGCCATCTTAATAGATGCCGGCGTCAGCTTGGCCGCACGGGCGGTCGTGACTTTCCGTGATGTTTTGTCGGGGTCTTGGGCAAACGAGGTGGCGAGTGCGAGTGCTACATCTTGGTCGTCTGCGTCCGGGGTCGTGTCCAACCCGTGATCTTCGAGCAACGCGACAGTTTTAGCCAGCGCAGCGGTGCGCTCCGGCAGGGGGATGACTTTCATCCCATCCTCTAAAGGTACACCGAGCTCGGGTGTTACGTTCAATGTCATATCAATTCGCAGGTTGTTAACCGATAGCCTGATAATAGGTGCACAAAAAATTTTAGCAAGAGGGTGTAAAAACGAGGTGGGGGGTATCGAGAATCGGGCTCCCGTTGTATTGGGCGGTAGAACGTGTTGTATTGTGTTTGGATTTGAAAAATATAGGATTATTCGGCTGGAGTAGTAATACATAGGTTGGTGAGACTCCGACTGTCCCAAGCGGGGGGTGGTGGTAGGGTATGCTTCCCACATGGGCGTTTTAGGGCGTTCCCTAAACGGTATCCAATGCCAAGCTGTGCCAAGCCGTGTTGTTTTATGCGGATATATGTATGTCAAAACATGTTAGGTCGTGCTATAACGGTTACATCGGAGGGCACAACGCCAAGCCGGACCGTCCAGAAAGGACACGCTATGTCAAATCTAAACTTCCCCATCAGTCTCGCAATCGCCACCACATCCCACGTTAAGGCGATCACGGCCACGGAAAAAAGCGCGGTTAAGATGCTGGATGTTTACCGCGCCGAAGGTATCATGCCCACGCATCTTATATCGCCGCGTTCTAAGGAAAGCACTTGCCCGTCGCAAGAATGGTGGGATGGATTGCGCGGGGCCGTCGTCGCCGGATTTAGCTCCGAAGAAAAGCGCATATTAAAAGCACCGACCGCGGCACTGGACGACGGCGAGAAGAGAGACAAGGCAAGGGTGCAAGGCAAAATAGGTAGCGCGATAAAGGACATTAAGAACGGCCTCATGCGCAACCCGGACGGTAAGACGCCCACGCAACCGAAAACGGGTTTGGACAAGGCAAGCGCGGATTTCCTAGCATATCTTGGCAAGGTGCAAAAGTATGAGGACATGCCGTTCGACATCGTAGATATGACGTCGCTGCTCAAGGCAATGGGTAACAAGTTTAACTTCAAGTAAATACGATTAGGCTGGACCTTCGGGTCTGGCCTTTTTTTTGTGTCCGGCGTTTGGCCGGATGCCGGATACCAGTTCCTTAGATAGCGCCGCGCCTCGCACTTGCAACCTGATACGCGTCACCGTATACTGGCACTGCATTGCACCACAATGCTCCACACTGCCCAACTAGGCCCGCTTCGGCGGGTCTTTTTTCGTTTTAGGGTATTCCCTAAACACCGGATACCATTTCCTTAGATAGCGTAACGCCTCGCGATGTAACATACCACATACAAAGATAGTGCCTCTGTGTAACCAGATTTTCTGTTGGTCTGACTTTGTTACGGTATACAGCAGCAGGGGGGCGTAGTTCGCTAGATGTAATTAGATACCACCGGAAGGTGGTACCGGTGTCAGCATTACGGCCATAAGGCTGCGCAGCTTCCCAGATGTAATTAGATACCACCGGAAGGTGGTACCGATGTCAGCATTACTGCGTTTTAGGGCATTCCCTAAACACCCGATACC